CCTGTGTCTGAAGTGTCGGCCAAAGATGAGTTCTTAAACATCAAAAATGTCACTCGTGATGACCAGCTTGCGGCACATCGCGTACCTGCACAACTGATTGGTATCGTACCTAATAATGCAGGAGGCTTTGGTGATGTTGAAAAAGCGGCGAGGGTATTTGTCACCAATGAATTAGAACCCTTGCAAGAACGATTTAAGGAACTAAACGATTGGTTGGGCGAGGAGGTAGTTCGCTTTGAACCCTACAGCTTAGGTATTGAAAGCAAAGAATAAACTTTTTATTTCATGCCAACCACCTTCGGGTGGTTTTTTTATGCCTAAAAAAGATGGAAAAAAGCAGTTGTGACCCCGCCACGCCTGCCCACTAAATAGGTCGGTTTTGATGCAGGAGATGCAAATAGGCAAAGCCATGCGGCTGTAAGGGGCTTATCCATCATTCAGCCATGTTTTTTTGATGCAGAATGACGCAATTTGATGCGGTTTTGATGCAGAGATATTAAATAAATCAACTAAGAAAAAATTTAGGGGTAAAAATATAAATTGGGGATAGGGGGTCAAAAAAAACGGTAAGAAGGTAAGAGTAAAAAATATATACCCTCAAAACCTTGAGGCTCAAGGCTTTGAGTATTTTATGAAAAGGTAAGTTGACGGTAAGATACGGTAAGATTTTATACTCTATTTTTATAAGCTATTGTTTTTATTGTTATTTGTTTTTTAGTGTTCTTACCATTCATAAGGGTAAGATTATTACCATATTCTTACCTTTTTCTTACCGTTGAATCAAAACGCTGTAAGCCTTGAGGCTCTAAGGCTAGAGACATATTTTAAAAAGGCTCTTACCATTCTTACCGTTTTCCCATGCCCCCAAACTTTTAGAGAAAAATTTAAAATATGCCATAATCCTAACATGACATTTTTTCTTCGGAAAAATCTTAAATAGTGCGCTTTGATATTGTTATCTTTCGCCTGAATTACGCCATTTTTATTTAATTTATTGATTTTCATGTATTATTTTTATCTTGACATGGTGGGGGTCGCTGGTTCGAGTCCAGTTACGTCTACCAAAAATTCTATTAAAACCAGCTAGTTACAAGCTGGTTTTTTTATGCCTAAATTTTTTCGGGGTATTTTCGGGGAGTTTTCGGGGTATTACCGTGAAAATCCTAACCAAAGATTAACGAAAACTTACTTTCACAGGCTTAATTTCACCGTGACCGCTCATGTAATGACTCCACATTCTTTCATCGGCATGACCAGCAAGTGCCATCGCATATTCTTTGCCATATTTTTCGGTGATTAGTGTAATACCCAATGCGCGTATGTCGTGCCATGTTGGTTTCTCACCGTCACCCATATCATCATAAACACCCGCCTTGTCTCGCCAATAAGTAAATTCTTTGGTAAGAAAATTGGGTGTCATGGCGAATGGGTGTGCTTTGGCTGCTCTAATTTTTGCGTTTATTATAGTCGGTCTATAATGGAGTAAATAGGGGCAAGGTATGCCTGTACTTAAGCAAGCTTCGACAGCCTCCCGTAATTCAGGGTGCATATCTATTTCAATAAACACGGGCTTATTGTAGTTTTTGGTTTTTTCTTGCAGTACGGTTAGTGTGTTTTTTTCAAGATTAACGTGTTCACGATGTAGATTGACTTCATCACCACGCCGCTGAATGCTATGTAGTGCGATATCTATCGCTCTTTGCATATAGTCAGGACATATCGCTCTAATTTGCATTAATGCGGTGAGTGTATGTCTCCCTCGTTTCTTAGCTGGCATAATTGGAAGCATGGTTTTACTGGGAATGTTGTCGTCAACCCAGCCTTGATGGCAACAAAATGCCCATAGCTGTACGAGTAAAATACGATGTTTGACGTAACTATGAGCTGTTTTTGAGTTTAGAAAAATGGCGATATCCGTCACTGCGATGTCTGAAATATTCCTATTATTAAAAACCCGTAAATATTCACTAAGGCGATACTCAATTTCTTGCATAGAGCGAGTGCTATACGTTTTTTTATAAAGATGCAGTTTTTTAAACTGTTCTATGGCGAAGTCAATTGGTGGTGATTTTGGTGCTTTATTTTCTTGATACCGATTAAGTATTTTGTGAAAAATATCAGGGTTGCGTGATAGCTCAACGTTGAGAGCCATTGCTGCGTCAATAGCCTCTTTTTTATCTTTGCCTAATGATGAGCGTGTGCCATCGGGGAAAACGTAACGGTAATAAACCGTACCGTTTTTCTTTCTGTCGATTTCTAGATGTGGTGGAAGGTCTTTATTACCTGCTTTACGTGGTAGTGGTGGTGACATTTATATGGCCTTTTTTTGCATGAATTGCGCTAATACTTTGTTGGCGAGAGGGTTACCCGTTTCAACAGTACATGATGGTATAGGCGATTCGTCAGTTTTTTTTACGACTGATTTATAAAATAATGGCTCACCCCAAGCGTTCGTTTCCACAAAATATCGTCCACCGATTGAACGTCCTGCCAGCAAACCCTGATCAATATGTTTTTTTAAGGTGACAACAGCGGGAGCTGAACCCTCTGCAAAGTAGCGTGTTCTGAATTGTGAGATTTTTTCTAGCATAGCAAATTCTCGGTATTAAACATTAAACACTGGGAAATTGGCAGGCACTAAAAAGTACCTACTGTTTTGGTGCTAATGGCTTCAGTTGGCCTGTGGTTTGTTAAAAATCCAGCATTTGATGCTGCGTGGTTTATCACCGTTTTGATGAATGCTAGAGCTAACAACCCGATTGCTTTCTACAAAGCGATAACGCAGTGATGTGGGTAAAATCCGTTTAAGTTCGGTTAAGTCACCCATCGGTTGTTTGGCAGCTAAGGCTTCTTCGGCAAAGTGATTTAGGTTGATGGCGATATAGTCTTTGCTGTGATGAGCGTGATTAAGTGTGGGTCTGTCGCGGCGGCTTTCGATGTAGTCGTACACATCCCAAAATTGTTGTACTAAGGGATGGTCTTGGTTAATGCGTTGTTGGCGTTCGATGGCTAGGTCAATCAGTGTGTTTTTGACCGATGATTTGAGTTCTTCGGTGATGGGAATAACCAAACCTAAAGCATCAACTAAGGCCATGATTTGGGCATGATTAAAACCAATACGCACGTTTTTGATGTCGGGACATTGGCTGATAAGCGTTTCATAAATGGGTGTTTGAGTGAGTACAATTTGCAGGATGTCCTTTTCAAGCGTTAATGCTTTGAGCATAAAACCACTTAATACATTCACGTCCATTTTGGCGATTTCTTTGGCCAGCTCACGGGTGGCACGTTGACCCCGTTTAAAGCCTAAATGAATCAAGCGTTCTAAGACGGCATCACTGGCGTTGACAGTCGCATTTTGAGCAATGACCATTGCCCCCCGAAAGGGTGGTTCGTAGGTTTCATTGCCACTGTTTTTAATACCGACAGCTCGCGGTGAGCGACCGTTGTATAACGGTTTAAGTTCGTCAAAGTCGAATTTTTTGGCTTTGCTGTCTTCGTCTCGGTCACCTTCCATCAGTACAATGGGTAAGTTGCCGACTTGTGCCATGTTACGGCTTCGACCTGAGAGCGTGGATTTTGAGGGGTCGAAACCTTCATAACCTGTACGGCCAGCCAGTTTCCATAAAAATTCAATGAGGGTGGTTTTGCCTGCCCCTGGTTCGCCAACGATTTCTAAAAAAGGATAGCTTTGTTGGTGGTGACGAATTTGCTCGGCAAAAAAACTGCCCAACCAAAATGCTAAAGCGACGATACCTTTGTCACCAAAACAGGTATGTATTTTAGGAGCAAAGCTGCTGTCAAACTCTTTGAGTTTATGATTAAGCTGTAAATTGACCGATTGGTTTAGGCTTTTGAGATTGATTTTACCTAAGTCAAAATAGTCTTCGTTGTTGAGTTGATAGATTTTGCCTTCTTTAACGGCAATCTTGTTAAAGACGTAAGTGCTGTATTCTTTGCTGTAGCCAATAAAGTCGATGGTTTCGACCGTTTTAATGTTTTCCACTTTATACCTCAAAAAATTATCAAGTTGGTGGCCATTGCCTGTGTAAAGTGCGCCGCCTGCAATGCTGAGTAAGCGTTTTTTAAACTCAGAATTACTGGCGAGCTGTGCGCCTGTGAAGGTGTTTTTGATTTGTTTGCCATCGTGAAAAGTGATGCGGAAGTAGTACCAGCTCTCGTCTGTGAGTTTGCTTTCTAAAAAGTACAGGGGCGTTGGGCAGCAGCTCGCAATCTCGGTGATGTTGCCACTGGAGGCCAATGCTTCGTCACGCATTGCGTCATCGTCAGAGTCTTCTTTGCGTAAATCACCGAGCTTTTTTTCGTAGGCTTCGAGGTCGAGCTTAAACCAGTACAAGCGGTTTTTATGGTCAAAGGTAAACGCACGGCGTTCGGTGTATTTGTAAATTAGCAGGGCTTTTTCGGTGGAGGTTTTGGCGGTGAGTAAGTTGCCATAGTAGCGATAGGTTTCGATATCCTTTGGTGATAGCTTGCCCATTAGGTGCAAGTCGTTCCAGTCTTGGCTTTTGCCTTGACTTGTTTTGGGGGCTTGTGCGGCTACGCTTGGCCAACCGTCTGCAATGGCGCGTTCCATCCATTTTTCAATGGCTTTGTGACCAGCAGGGTCGTTATCCATTGCCCATACTAATGTGGGTCGGGCGATGTTGTTAGCAAGACATTGAGCAGCAAGGGCTTTTAAGGCGGTGCTGGGGTAGTTGCCACTCGATAGCGTGGAAACCGACCTGATGTGGTTATGTTCTAAAGTGATGGCGTTAAAAATGCCTTCGGTTATCCATATTTCTTTGGCTTGGCTTAGGTCTACATTGGGCAGTGTCCACCACAAGCCGTCATAGTTCCAACCGTATTTAAAGTTGGCTTTCCGTGGTTTGAAGCGTTCGGGCTTGTCAATAAGTCGTTCCCAATAACCATCGGCGAAGGGAAAGCGTACTGTGGCAGAGCCTATGCCTAAGTCACGACTAAAATAGTTATCTTGGCTGTATAAGCCTTTTATTTGGTTAAGGTCAAAGCCACGGGCTTCTTTTAAATAAGCATCGGCGGCGGCATTAGGGTGTTTGTCGTCTGCTTTAAATCGGTCACTCCATGATTCAAATAAATCAGGATATAGCTCACGCAATGAGCCTTCGTAACTGCAATTATTTAAGCGACCGCATTTAATGACCCACGGAGCTTCGGCACTGGCAAATAGCTCTTTTTGATGACAAGACGGGCATCGGCCTTCTTGTAACCATTTGTTTTTATGTTTCTTAAAGGCGAAGTCAGCCACGAGGCGTTTAAGTGCCTCGTCTAAAATCATCGGATTCATATTTTTTCTACTGAGTGACAGAGCGCACAGTCAGGCTATTGGCTGTGTTGATAAGGTCTTGTACCGTAAAATAAATGCGGCGTTTATGTTGTCGGTCGTGAATGACAACGAGGCTACTATTGGAACGGTCAATGTCCAGTTCGGCGGCACACAAGCTGCTTTCGTAGTGGGCGATTTCTTTAATGGCCACTTTAACACCCACATCGGAGGGGTAGCCTTTAAGTTTGAGTTCGTTGGCGATAGCCTGAATCAGTTGTTCACGGTGACCATTAAGATAAGCATAGTAATGCTGCTCGATGTAGGTTTTGGCCATGCCGTGAGCCATGTTGTAGTCGAGATTAGACATCTAATTCTCCTTGTACTTCTTGCTGTTTGAGCGTGAATTCGCGTTGATTAAGCTGTGCTAATAACTTTTCTTTTTTGGCTTTTAGATGTTGCGATAAGGGCAACATCGGTACACCATTTTTGTTTTCGGCAAGGGTGAGTGCGCGTAGCGGTTCTATGGCGCATACCCATGTTAAACCGCAGGTTGCAGAGTCACAGCGATAGGTGACTTCGCGGTAAAACTTGCCTTTGCTAAGTGCGGTCATTTTGATGACGTAGGCAACATGAGAACAATAAATACACTCAGTGCGAATATGACTCGTATTGTTGTAGCGTTTGCGTGTCATTTGTTCACCCATGCTGGCTGGCCAATATCACCTGTGAGTTGATAGCGCACATTTTCTAAGCGTTGCTTGGACAACATTTTGACGGCTTCTTCAACCGAACTTAGACCGTATTGTTGTTGTATTTGTTGTAATATTTTGAGTTCTTGGTCGTTTAGGTCTATTTCTATTGTCATTGCAGCACTCTTTGATTACGAATGAGGCACTGGGTTTTGTGCATCGGTTTGAGTAGCATGATGCTCTAGTAGTAGCCGTTTGGCCTCGCGCATGACCATTTCGCGCACGAGTCGGCTTTTATCAATGCCCGTATAGTTGGAGTAGGCTTCAATGAGTCCATATTCGTATTTGTCTAAATTGACAGCTATACGATGACAGCGAACGCGATTAGGGTCTGGGTACATGGCGGATTCCTTACGAAGTGGCGGAATTGCTTTGTTGTTCTAGGGCTTTTAAGCCTTCAATGCAAAGAACACGCGCCATATTAGCGAGGCTTCTGTTATGGACTTTAGCAAGGTGTTTAACTTGCTCTAGGTGTTCATTGCTTAGACGTAGGCCTATGGGTTTATTGATTTCGACACCTCTAGGCGAATAAGTAGGGCGTTGGCGTTGCATGGTGTATTATTCTCTCACTCAGTCTTACACAATATAATAATGTTTGAAATTATTCAAACTGTCAATGGTAAAAGGTGGAAAATGTCTAACCTTTGTGAGCGTTTATTAGAAGAAAGAAAGCGTCTTGGTTTCACTCAGACTGATTTTGGGGCTTTGGGTGGTGTGTCTAAGTGGACGCAACTCAATTATGAGAAGGGCGCAAATAACCCAGATTTAGACTATTTGGTTAAAGTCGCGGCAGTTGGTGCGGATATTTTATATATTTTGACGGGTAATCATGGCGCGACAAGTTTGTCGTCAGAAGAACAAAGTGTGCTTGTGTCTTATCGTGCGATTGCATCGGCAGAGCAAAAAGCAGCGTTAGTGGCACTGATGATAACCATGAAAGCCTCTGAGCATGGCTAAAAAAAATAGCCATGCTAATCAATATCTATTAGGTTTTTATGAGGGGCAAGTCGCTAATTGCCCGATGTAGTTCCTCCTCTAAATGAAACAAGGTGCCAGCAAGGGACTCTGTATCCAGTTCAATATTCTTGTGCGTGACGTGGGTTGTCAGTTGCAGTATCAATTTTATTTCTGCATGAATTCGTTGAAGCTGAATTAGTTTTTCCTCACTGATAATATAACTCATTGATTTATCTCCTCTGCCTGTTGTGGCAGCAGTTATGTTAATAATTGCCCTTAAAAAAAGGGGTGAGGAGTGTTCACGCTTTTGGCTAACTTTTCAGTGTAATTCTTTTAACTGGCTCTGTGTTTAGGCCGCTTTTAAGCCAAGCGTTTTGCGTAGTTGTGCTAACGCATCATCGCCTTTGGCCAATTGCTCGGCACTTTTAGCATTAGCTTGTTGTTGCTGTTTTTGTTCGGCCAGTGTTTCCCATAAGGGCTTAACAGGTTGAATAAACTCGGCAGCCAGTTTTGTGGGTTGAGGCGATGGGTTATCCAGTGGCTTATCAACTGGCTTGTCTTTTTCGCGTTTGAGCCATAGGGCATATTGATAAATCCATTCGTCACGGGTGTTTTTAAAGTCTTTGGCAAGGTAATGAGCAACAAAGTGATTCAGTGTGTTGCTGGTGTGTTTGGTCATGGGGACTTCGAGTTTGGCCATAAACGGTTCTAGTTCGTTAGGCTCAACCTTAAAGTCAAAGGGCATACAAAATTTTGTTGTTGTGTGTGGTGTAACGCTTTTAGGCGTTACATCGAGCCTGCTTTGGTTATTTAAAAAGTCTTTACTTACAACAACTTCTTTTTCTAAATTCTCTAATTTTAAATCTAAATCTCCCCCCTTACCCCCCAATGTAACGGTTACAGGCATTACAGTGGCGTTACTTGTAACGGTTTGAGGCGTTACATCGGCGTTACAAGGAGGTGTTACATCGTGCGTTACGGTTGTTGTTACATTGGCTAAGGCTTTTTGTTTTGCTCGATGACGCGCTACTCGTTCGGCACTGCTAGTACGTTGGCGTGGTGGTTGAGTGGTGGTGTCTTTGGGTTGTTCGGTGTCGCTGTAAAGCTCAACCAGCATGGGGCTGTAGTAGCGGTTGTCTTGCGAGTTGAGTCTAAATTGTGACAGGACGGCATTTTTAATTTTTTGCCAACGTTTGACTGTTAAGCCCAACCATGAGGAAAGGGCTGTGTCGTCATTGGGTATAGATAAGGCGGGCGTTTGTTTCATGGCCAAACAAAGCAGGTCTAAAAATGCGGCTTTGACCAGTGGGCTGGCTGTGAGGCGAAAGCCAAATATATAGCTGTCGTGAGCAAACTTTAACCACGGGAGGCTTTGAATGTTCATGCTTGGCCTCCTTGCATGGTGATTTGTGTGAGGGTGCTTTGAAGTTGGCTGTGTATGTTGTTGATGGTACAGACAAAAGCGTTGGCCGATAGGGTGAGGGTGGCTTGGTTGGTATTGGCGGCTAACTGCAAGAGGAGTTGCAGTTGTGCGTTAACCGATTCGAGTTGGTTGATTTGGTCTTCGGTGATGTGGTTCATGGCGCACTCCTTAATGCAGTGGAGGAGTGGCGGTTTGGGTGATGACTTGCCCAAAGCACTGAGCAATTCGGCCTTTGCTGTCGATGAACTGGGTATGGCGAAGGGCGGCACGCGTTGCACCCGAATGGGTTTTATATATGCGTTTGAGGATTTTGGTTTGTGGTTTGCCGTCTGGCTCAATTCTTACGGTGGTAACTTGGACACGATATGTAACCGTGACGCGAGCGGGTGCATTGCTCATGATGATGTGCCTATGTGGTTGTTTATTCTTCTATCACCATCGGCTGCGAAACCAATGGTGACAGGTTAAGCAGGGTTCGCAGTACCAGCAACCACACTGGCCAACCTTTCGGTTGCCCCACCTAACCCATCATAAAACGCAGGCAGGCGGAAATTTAGCATAAAAAAAGTCGCAAGCGCGACTCATGCTTGTGGTTGACTATGGCAGGCTGCGAAACCTGTCTACCCATGTGGGGTAGTGCGGATAGGATGGCGTGATAAAAAAAGGTTGTCAAGGGGTTGTGTATTAAAATGTTACACTTATGGTCTGATTAAAATAGAGGAGTTAGATTAGAAAACACTAAAATTATAGTACAAAGTATATATAGCTGATATAGGTTGATTTGATATGCTAAATTTGCCTAAAAAATAAGTCATTGAACGTAAGGGTGGCTCTGATGAAAACCTCAAATATGACTCTAGGATAAAATAAATGCTTGATGATTTGTTAATAGAAGCCGTTGTTAATGGTAGTGTCCTTGAAGAAAATTATACTGATATAAGTGTTGTAAATGTGGTAGCAGGGCAGCCTAAACGAGGATTTTTCTCTATTATATTCAAAGCATTCGATACAACAAGCAATGTAGAAGTTGCGGTCAAGTTTTTTTCACCTATACATAATAGTGATACATATCGCATGTTATCATTCGAGCGTGAAGCTAAAATATTAGAATCCCTAAAAGATAAAAAAAGATGCTTACAAATAAACACTGCCCTTAAAACTGCGACTTTAAGTTTAAGTTTAGCAAATAGTCACCGTCCATTGAATTTGCAAGTGAAATATTTCGTAACTGAATGGATTGATGATGATATTGATGAGTTTTTCTTAAGCAATAGCTCTAATATTGATATTTTAGATAGATTGAGAGTATTTCGAGATATTGTATTAGCTGTAGCCGCTTTACATAGAAGTAATGTTTGTCATCGTGATTTGAAGCCTGATAACTTAAGAAAAGCACTAAGACATAAAGAGAAAGTAATTGTAGCCATTGATTTAGGAACTGCAGCACTTTTGGATTCGCATAATATTATACCTAGCTATACTTATTGTGTTGGTATGATCCCTTATGCAGCACCTGAGTCAAAATGTGGTTTGGCGGGTATAAGAAGACTTGATTCTTATGCTGATATATTTTCTTTAGGTTGTATGTTTTACGAGTTATTCAATGTTGATTACTATTACGACAAATTTGATAATATAAATCCAAATGTGGATGCAAATGTATTAACATTGTTTGGTGCTACAATTGCTCGAGAAAAAAAAGAAGAGGATAAAATAAATCGCTTGAATTGTCTGCTTGATATACATGCAAAAGGAGTTGCGAATGTAAGTGTTTGTGGATGTAACTCTCTAATTCCTTCTGCTACAAATGGAATAATGCAAGAGCTTTTGGATGGTCTTGTTGCTTTCGATTACCGAAAAAGATTTAACAACTTTGAGCATATTATTCGCAAGGTTGATATCATTTTAAAAGTTCTTACGCATCAGAAATTATATCAACATCGTATTAAGATTAACAATGCATCTAGAAATAATAGGATTGCAAAACGCGCTAATGTATTGACAGATAAATTGAGATCATTGGTAGCTGGGAGTTAAGAGATGTTAATTGATGATGATATCCCAGAGAAATCCAATCTTAATTTGGAGAAACCTATCTTTCAGGTAATTTTGCCTGTAGATGCAAATATTCCTCTTTATATAGATTTTTCCCCAAGAAACGACTATGAAGACGGGGTGTTTCTACCAGATTTGAATAATTTTACAGTTGTTGACAAGGACTATCATAAAACGTCCAATTATAGTGATTTATTCTTGAGTGAATACGAGTTATTGAGCAAGAAGAGTGATCGTTTTTCTGACTCTCCTGTGTATCTAAATAAGATGGCTTCTATTGCTCGGCGACTAGGTAAATATGACTTAGAGCGTTTCTATATTCAGAAAGCCATGTATTTAGTTGAAAATGATTATTTTTTTAATAAATATGGTGAAAGTCTAATCTTATCTGGGGAGCTGAATAGTGCTGAAAGACATTTTAAATCACGAGATTTTAGTGAAAACTTTGGGGCTAATCTACGTTTGGCTTATTTTGATGTGCTCAAAGGAAGTTATGCGACTGCAAAAAAATATATTATTAGATCCATACTAATTCAACCCAATGATTATAGCTCATATTTGTTTCTTGGCATTCTTGAATTAATTACTAAAGAGCCAAACTCTGCAATTCGATGCTTTAGATTAGCATCCGAGTTGCGGCCATCGTCATCAATAGCGCATTTAAATATTGGAGTTGCATATTTAGGAATTGGAAATAGGGAAAAGGCATTTAATTCATTAAAACTCGCGGTATCACTTGATCCGCTTAACTCTAAAGCATTAGTTCTTCTCGTAGATGTAGCTGTTTCTATTAAAAAGTCTGATCAGGTTATATCATTTCTAAAGTATTATTTGTCTATTAAAGATGAAGATGTTCTTGTTCATGAACGGCTTGCTCAGACTTATTTTGAATTAGGCGACTGCCACTCAGCACTGTATACCTTAAAAAACCTAAAAAGAGTCGTAGGAAGTGATCCAGTTCGGGTTTGGAATAATATTGGTGTCGCCTATCATCGAATGGGTATTAAGCATCGCAATGATGCTTTTAAATCGTTTAAAAATGCAATTTCTAATGGTATTTGTAATAATCGTGACAGTTTAATTGCCGCTAGAAATGTTTGTATTATGCTTGCTGATGTAAAGGAATACCATACGTTACTAGGTCTTACTAAGGAGTTGTTAACTTATGATGTTCAAAGTGAGCTAATTTCTGATGTTCAGTTTTCAGACTTTTATGTTTTTCATCTTTTGGGATTGGCAAATTTAAAAAAATTTGATGATGCCGTTGTATTCGCCGAAAATATATTATCGATAGAGCGAGCACATGATGCATTGAAGATATGGGTGGCTAGTTGGCTGATTTCCCATTACGCTCTTGAAGGGCATAAACATGCTATAAAATTGGCTGATGCATTCTGCGATATATTGCCAGTGATTGATAAACAAATCGGATATGAAAGAATGTCTACCTTAATTAATAGTATTGTTTTCGCATATGTTGAAGCTGATTGTACAAATAAAGCAATAAAATTATTGCCAAAACTATCAAATTATGTCCATAAAATATCATACCCTACGGCTACATTAGGACTTTTTCATTTAAGAAACGGAAATATTGAGCGTGGGAAAGAATTATATAATGAGTCAATTAGGCTGGCTGATTATGACGTTAAGGACAAGATAAGGCAGAAATTAAATTATGAACTTGCTAAATATTGGTTTAGTCAGGGAGATGTTAGGAATGCCATTAAATACATAGAAAAAGCAATAGAGACTAAAGGAGGGGTGCCACAAATTGAGTCTGCCGTAAAGAAATTTAATGCTAAAATAATAAAAGCAATAAGAGCTCCTTAGTCTATTGTAATACTAGTTGGCTTTAAATATATAGTATGGGGGTTGACAAAAAAAGCTCACCAATTAACCCATTACATGATTTTCAAGGACGAAATAAATGCACCGCATCACCATAACCCTTGCTTTGGCTTGTACTTTACAAGCCTGCTTTGACTCTTCACAAGAAGCCTTTGCTGCATCTTTAGGCACAGTCTTAAACAATAGCTTTTCTATACCACTACAATCTAAGCCACCAAAGCCAGTTACATCTGCACCCGTATCACGCCAATCTTATGGTGAAGATTGGCCGTTTATTGTCGATTTAGGAACTATCGGTTGTGAGGACGGGCTGTACCCATACTTTAAAGCCAAAGGCCACATCTACAAACTCACCGAAATGGCCAAACCCAACTATGAATCAATAGCTACTATTTGGCGCGATAATCCCAACAAAGTAGGTACAAAATATAGCCTGCTCATTGTTATTGATACAGCGATGGGGTTTTGTGATTTGGGGTGATTGCAAACAAAAAAATTAAATCCTCTGTATTAAAATCTTACACTTTAATTAGGGGTAGGGTATTGTTAGGATGATGGTTGTGCATTTAGGATTAGTTAGATTAAGTTGTGGATTTTAGGTGGATTATCTTTCCTTATTAGTTAAGGAATAAAAGGGAGAATGATTATGAAAAATTTATGTTTGGTGACTTGTTTTATATTGCTGTCTGGATGCTCTGTTTTAGATTTTGATGGCAAAAATGTTAGTAAGTTTGGTGCAGCAGATTTATTTAAACAACCAATAGAAGATATTGATCTCATATCAATAATCACTAAAAGCGAAGTAAACAGTAAAGGATTAAGTCCTAAAGATTTTTCGGGAAAATTTGATGCTGTGTTGGCAAGTTACACTCCAGCTAATACATTGGAACGAAATCGGATTCAAGACAGAATCATTATGGCTTCAAACGAATTATGTGAAAGTTATAAGATTACCCTTAAAAAAAAGCAGTCGAAAAATAATTTTTGGTGGGGAGCAGCAGCTACGACTTTTGGTGCAGCAGGTTCGGTTATAAATGGTGCTCATGCAGCAAAAAATTTGTCGGCTTTGTCAGGTTTGTCTTCTGGAGTTAGGGCTGAATATAATCAATCATACTTTTCGGATGTGGCATCCCAAGTAATAACTAAAGGGATAAATGCTAGACGCTCTGAAATACTAGAAAAAATAATGACAGCTAAAAAAGCGACATTAGAGGAGTACACAGTTGAAAACGCGATTGCAGATGCAATTACATATCATGGAGCATGTAGTCTTATTGCAGGTTTGGAGCAAGCTGATTCAGCAATAACAAAATTGAATACCACTAATAATGTTGGTCTTGATGCTTTAAATGCTAATGCTATTTTTAAAGCAAAGGTAAGTGATGCAGGTGGGGGCGGTTCTTCGCCTACTACGCCGCAATAATTTAGCAGGCTGGGCTTTAATCACTTCAGAATTTTTTGTTTTGGCTAAATTCATATGAGTTTTAATTGACTATGCAAAATATTCAAAGGTATTTTGGCTATGAAGTATGCTTGATGGATGAGTTAGACCCAGTTAGACTCTCTGTTTTAAAAGAGAAAGCAGAAAAAATTAGAGCATTACATGATTTTTCTGAACAGAATTATAATGTCTATTTTCATCAGTTAAGTTTAATACCCGATACTAGGCATTTTTCTTCATATTTATCAATTGAAGAGAAAATATTAAAGTTGGATTTAACATTTTCAGTAAACCAAAAACAAGTTAAAAATCGAAAAATAAAGCTATTCAATTTTCTGTTAGACTCAGAATATACTAAAGATGTAAAAAAATTTTTTACAGCAGATTTAATAAGTTATGCTCTTACTGGCTCTATGTTAAAAAATGAGTACGGTTTTAGAAACGAAATAGTTACATTTGTAGCCAAAAGTTTAAGAAAAGACCATAGAAAATTAAAAGTATCAGTCAGTTGCCAACCAACTGAGTTAATGAGAGGTATTCTAACTAAAAAAATTGATGCACACCTTACACAAGTTGATTTTAGGTTAGATGGTAAGAACGTCAGTTTACTTTATAAAAAGGTAAGTAATAGCTTCACACAGTTAGAACATAAGGGGTATATTGTAATGAATAAGTATATAAATCATGGACAAGTGGTTGCCCAAGGTGAAAATGCCCTTGGTATTGGTAATACTTTAAATCAGCAGCAAGCGATTCCACTTGCAGAAATGCAGCAACTTCGTGCAGAGTTAATACTATTAAGAAAACAGCTTAAGGCTATGGCAGACACCGAGAACGTTTTACACGATATGACTTTAGGTGAAATAGCATCAGCTCAGGTCGCAATAGAAAATAATGACTCCAATACAGCCATAGAACATTTGAAAAAATGTGGCCAGTGGGCATTAGAGACCAGTCAAATAATAGGTACTACCTTATTAACTACATACCTTCAAGGTTATATGGGTGGCTAATTGCTATTATGGAGAAAAAATACTGAGATTAGTTGTTATGCATTAATGACTAAATTCAAAATTTATTTGTATCTTCGGTGTATGATGAGCGGGGGGGCTAGTTATTAATGGACAACACCTCGGCCTCCCTTGATTCAATTATGTTTTAGTGCGTAGGGCTATCAATTGTGATTCGATTCGTTTGAGGTCTGTGATAATTTCGTTGGCAGACTCACAAAGTGCAACTTTCCCCCTTTCTTCATCTTCATCAAGCCATTCAAGAACTTTATTAAGTAATAAGCGTTTCGCTTCACGTTTTTTTTGTTTATCAACAATACCTAATACTTGTGTAACCTCATCACTAAAGTTTTCTGGGTAATACTTCTCGAAATTGTCGTGAGTATAAGTAGCGAAACGATCAGATAGCCAAGATGGAAATTTCACCTTTAATTCTGCTATTGTTTTTTTGCCAATATCATCTCCATCTGCACGAACCCACGCAGCATCTCGATACGCTTCTTCCAAGTGAGTGAAGAGGGCAAGCCTTTGAAAGTCCCTAAATGTTGGTTCAATTTTGCTTATGCCGTTTACAGCGAGAGTTCGAATTCGCGTAAGCTTTGGGGTAAACCAAGGAATAAGATAATCACGAATGATACGTTCCGCTGATGACTCCTCAAGTATTAGCCAGCCATCCCATAAATCAAAGTCTGAAAAAGAATAACCTAGACTACGAAGAACTTCTAATCGTGCATGAGGTGTGTTTTCAATAAGAGTCGCCTCAGACTCAGTTGGTAATATATTTGGCTTAGCATGAATATGATAAATCATGCTGTTTTTGGTAGAGCCTAAATGAGTTAGAACAATATTTGAATGTGTCGAGATAACAAATTGATTATGCTCAGAGCTGGCAATAATTAAGTCTAATAAAGCTTTAAGGGCTGCTGGGTGTAAGTCATTTTCTGGTTCTTCTATTAAGAATAATTTACCTTTTGCAACAGCTAGCTCAGCAAGTAATGCTGCAATATTTGCAACCCCTTCTCCCATTTGGGTAATAGGTAAGGCCTCCCCATTGTCTAGAAAAATCCCAACTGTGTGGCCATTACCAGAAGAGTAGGCAGTGACTAAGAAACCTAGTATTGACATACATGCATCGGCATATTGTCGATGAAAAGGGTAGGCTGCGTTTGATATTCTATTCAGTTTGGCTGCTAAATAGCCCATATGAGGCTCTATAGATTTGGTATTTTTATCATTTACGGTATCTTGATAGCCATATGATTTTCTTCTAGATAAAAATGGAATTATAAAGTGATTCGGTTCTTCCCGAGAGAAGATATTTTTTTGTAGTGGCTCATCATTATCCTTTAGTGTATATCCATGTGTAGTGCCAGAAATTTTTTCAATAGTAAGCCTTATTATTTTGTCATCAGTGGAGTATTTCCACTTTGGATGGTCAGAAGTATTCGTTAGTACGAAATTTATATAAAAAGCTCTAGCTCCTACGCGTATATCAAAAAGTGGGGAGTCACAGCCTTCTTGCATCAAATAAAGTGCTTTTATAATTGACGATTTGCCTGTGTTATTTTCACCAATTAAAATGTTAATTGATTCAAGATCAATATTTAATTTTTTAAAGGAGCGAAAATCAGATAGATATATAGATTTGACTTGCATTGCTGTTCCTTAGTGTTTTTGAATTTATAACCACCCTATTTATATTTTTTCTTGAAGAAGTTCGTTGAAAATTTAAAATATGAAAGATATTTAAATTAAACTGACATACTAATTCAAATAAATAAAATAATAATGGAAATTTCTGGTTATATTAACTCCTCATACATAGTATTATATTGTTATAGTAATTAACAGGGGGAAGACTATGATTTTTTCTATTATCAATGTCGATTGAGTTGGCGTTATATGGTTTATTAAACCAATGTCTCCATCTCCAACCCTGTCGTTAGCCCTGAGCTACTCAAACTGTGAGTGGCTTTAATCACCAACCACGAATGATTATCTATTTCAGATTTCCAACCATTGAGATTGGCGGGTGTCTCAGGGATGATTTCAGGCCGACCAAGTGCCAATGTCAGGCTAAAAGTGGCTGCATTGCGTTGACTGCGTTTAAGTTCGGCATTGGCGGCGTATTTGGCTTCGGCTTCGCTTTTATAGGTTTTACGAATCACTTTGAGTTTATCTGCTTTGCCAACCATCACCTCTTGCCGTTTTGCCCCTTTTTTATCACCCCAGTAAGCCTTAACGCCTGTATAGCCACTTTCACGCTCCACAAGGGTATAGCGGTGTTGGTCGCCATCTTCACGGGTAATGGTCACGGGTGGTATGGGTTTACCGCTAACAGTGGTGGCTTGACCTGCTTTAAACAGCATCAAATGGCCTGATTTAACCGTGACAATGGCATCGTAGTCTTTGGCCAAACGAGACAATAGGTTTAAGTCGCTTTCATCGGTTTGGTCAACATGGGCAATGTTGATGCTGGCAAGCTCTTTACTGACTTTGGGTGTTAGCTTATGGGCTTTGGCAATGGTGGCCACAATCTCGCCTAATGTTTTGGCGTGGTAACTGGTGGCTTTTTTTGCGTGAATGTTATCCTTAAAGTCTGCGCTGCGCGCTTTAATGGTCAGTTTGTCGGGTGAACCTGAATGCTCCACTTCATCAACGATAAATGTGCCTTTGTTAATGAGTGCGCTATCTGTCCAACCGAGTGATAACTGAATCACCGCGCCACGTTTTGGCAAGGCGAGGGCATTGTCGTGGTCATCAAGTACCAGTTCAAGTTCGTCTGCCTCAAGGCCGCGATTATCGGTAAGCGTGAGGGATTCTAATCGGTCGTGGATTTTGGCTAAAATATCAATGCCACCCACCACCAATTTAAAATCAGGTTCGTGATGGCCGCTCATAAGTCGTTAATGCCTTCTAAAATTAAATCACCGAGTAAATCAACACGGTCATCGTCAACACGTTTGAGGTTAATATCAAAGTCGATTTTTTTGGCTTGGCCGTTTTTTAAAAACACGCTCTTGGTTTCGTTTAAATCAGTGATGTTGTACACCCCATAAAAACGGCCTGCACCATCCACTAATGTCCATGCTTTGCCTGTATCACCCATTGCGCGTAAATAACTCAGGCTAATGGCTTTGCCCGTGACTTCGGGGCGTAGTTCGCCTTTAAGCGAAATCGTATCGTTACCTAAGCCAATAAATTGTTGGCGTGGTCGTACTTTGAGTACGCTGTTTTCGGCAAAACGCCATGAGGTTTTGCGTTGCAGTTCTTGGTAGCTCAGTGTATTGATGCTAAAGATAAATAAGCCCAATGCCAGCATCATGGTTAAGTCCTCAATCAATATCAGTTAAAGAGGCACGTTGACGCGATTTTTTTTGACGTTCGTGCTGTTTGATTTGCTGCATGACTAACTCGGCGAGCTTTTTCTCGTCCATGCCTGTCGCTGCATGAATAGTAATGTTGTAGTGGCTGTCGCCAGTGGCAGCTATTGGCGCACGAGGGCTAAGTGGCGGTCGAGTATCTAAAGGCGTAGCAGTGGCAGTTGTTATGGCCGAGCCAAGCATAATGCCTGTGGCCGTTTGTTTAAGCTGCTTGGTTAAGCCCATCACGGTATTAAGAGGTGCGCTTTGATTTTGAGCCAAGCCTTGCTCTAAGCCTGTCATGGTGTGTAGGCCAATTTCGGCAAACACACGCGAGGGCGATTTAATGCCTAATTTTTCTTTGACAGTATTGCTAATGCTATCGCCAATCTCGGCGACCTTTGTTTTAACCGCCTCCCATTTTGCGGATATGCCTTGCCATAGCCCATCAATAATTTGGCTACCCATCGTCATAAATTTACTGGGTAAGTTAGCTATCCATTCAATGGCGCGAGAGAGTGGTTGCACCAACCATTTATCCCACACATCTTTAATGGGTTGCCAGTATTTGTAAATTAACAGGGCAGCAACAGCAATGGCTGTGATAATTAACACGATAGGGTTGGCTAATAGTATTCGTCCTAAACCCATCACAGCAAAGCCAACAACACGCAAAGCTGTCCATAAACTTTTAAATACGCCAATAAGACTAAAGCCCCCGATGCCTAAATAACCCAACATAAAACGTAAGGCAGCAAAGGGAACAAGTACCCCAGCGACTGCTATGGTTAAACCACCTAATACCACTAACGTAATCGCCAGTAAGCCTAAAAACTTCATGATTGAGTTGGCGAGCATGGGGTTCTCTTTTGCCCAATTGCCAACACCTTCTGAGACATTAGCTATCCATTCACTTAGTGCCTTTAACTCAGGGGCAATCGCCTCACCAAAGTTAGCCATTGCATTGGTAAACGTACCTGTTGCCGAATCCCATAGGTTTTTTAAAGTGCCGAGCTGTTGATTAACACGCTTTTGTAAATCAGCTTGGGCAGACATTTTGGCTAAGGTTTCGTTATAACCGTCTTGCCCTTTATCAATGAGTAGATTTAAGGCTTGGATGGTTTCGGAATCATTACCAAATAAGCCACTTAATATGGGCAGACGTGCTTCGGTACTTAGGGTTTTGAGTTGTGACAGTTGCTTAAACATATTGTCAAGACCACCAAACTCGCCCTTGCCGTTGGTAAAATTCATCTGTAAGTTTTGGCCAGTTGCCTTTTTATAGTCATCCAGTTGTTTTTTGATATTGCCTGTATCCATCATTTTGGCAAAAATTTTACTGTAGGCATTACCTGCAGCTTCACCAGCCATTGCTGCTTGGTCGGCCATCACTAATAAGGGAGCCATCGCTTGTGCGCCTTTTAAACCTTCAGCCTTAATAGTTTTCATGCCTGCAGCTAGTTTGGCAAAGCCACTGAGCATATTGGTTTTATCGACACCGAGATAATAGGTTCGTTGGATGGTGTCCATTAAGCCCATCATGTCGCCTTCAGCCGTTTTGGTGGCATCTTGCAGTTTGGCAGCAAACTCTGCGGCCTCTTCAAAGGGCATTTTCATTTGTACGGCAAGATAGCCCGATGCTTCACCCACGCCACCTAAAATGGCTTTAAACGACATACCTTGCTTGACCAACATAGCCATCATATTTTGAAAGTCTGCTGTCGTTCCGGGTAGGCTATTACCGAGTTTGGTGGCTAAGGCATTAATTTGCTCAAACTCAGGCGCGACTTGGCCACTCGCCTTCATCATCGCAACACGCAATTGAGTCGCTGCATCCTCGTTGTCGGCATAAGCCTTGACAGGCACAGACAAAGCAGCACCCGTGGCAGCACCAGCCATTATCATGCCTGTACCTTTGGCTGCTAACTCTCGACTTTGTTGCATGGTTTGCTGATATTGCCGATTGGCCTCATTAAGTCGTCTCAGTCGTTCTTGTTGCTCCTGCATAGCGCGATTGGCTATTCGTAATCGATTAGCCAATTCTTGCTCATGTTGTGACAAATTATTGACATCCACGCCAGCTTGTTGCAGTCGCTGGCGGACTTGCTGTAACTGTTGCGTCTGGTCAGTTTCGGCTTGTGTTAGCTGATTCACAGCCAGTTGTGCGCGTTGTAAGTCACGAATCATGCGCTGGCTAGGATTGGATGTGGCAGCAATCGCGGCCTGCATCTGCTGTAGCTTTTGCCTTGCTTGTGTGAGTTCGTTTTGAGTGGTGACTAAACCTTGTGTCAACTGCTTAAAGCTATTGATATCACCTTGTTGGCGTTGTAAGGCTTTGACTTGCTCACGGGTTGCTCTTAGGGCGGCGGTAGCGTGTGAGCTACCGCCTGCAATTTGACGTAGTGGGGCAGTGGCACGGTCAAGCACTTGTAAAACGGCAGATATACTTAAATTAGCCATCGGTTTCTACCCGTTGACGTGCTTGCTCACGCCATTGCATTAACTCGGTCAAACTCATGCACTCCATCGCTTGGGGTGGCCAATGAAAGACCACAGCAATATCCGCCATCGCGTCTTCTACTCGGTTGGGGATGGCTGTTCCTGATTGGCTTTCTTCACCAAAAAAAGCGCAACATTACTCCCTAAGTCCACTAAGTCGGCTGGGTCTAAACTGTCCGCGTCCTGCTCGGTGATAATGGGGGTTGTAATGCGCGGCAATACTTTTTTGAGTGCATTAACGTCCATTTGCAGTAAGTCGGTTAAGTTAAGGCCACGTAGTTCACCTGCACTAGGTTTACGCAACGTGACACTGGTAATGCTTTGCTCGCCACGTTTTAAAGGGGTATCAAGGATGATGGTTTTGGTAATGGGTGTATTCATGATTTTTTACCTTCAAGTTTAAGTTCATCATAACGATTAAGGTTAAAAGCCCAATTCGCGTTTTTGTCGTGCAAGGTGTTGGCAAGTTTCTTGGGAAGAAACGGCATAACTGGATGCACGATGCAGTTATGCACAAAGTCCTTAAACCATTGTTTCATCACGCTAAACCGATAGCACGACGTTGTTCTTCTAATAAATCCACGCCATTGACCTTAAAAATCATGCCCATAAAATCTATTTCGATTAAATCGACACCGTTTTCAACGAGACGATAATAAGTCAGGCGGGCTTTGAGTTTGACTTCGGTGTTCTCACCGGGTTTCGCTTTTCCCATGTCAATTTCTTGCCAACGGCCACGCATATAAATTTCGTAGGCTGTGACTTGGCCTGTATCCTCTTGTTGATATGCGCCTGCAAAGCGTTGTGAAACCCCATCCACTTTGGTTGTACCAAACTGCAATAAAGCCTGTTTGATAACACCGCCTGCGGTTAATTCCATTTCGAGGGTTTCTTGACCCATATCAACGGCCACTGCACCATCCATCCCTGCTGCACGATAGTCTTCAAATTTACGCGCCAGTTTGGGAAGCTGCACTTCGGCAACTTCACCCAACCAACTGATACCGTCATTAAAGATATTCATGTTTTTGAGTTTTTTAGGTAAAGCCATAATGTTTTTGCTCCTTATTGGCCGTTAATGGATTTGGCAAAATCAACCAAATAGCGGTCGGTAATGCGTTGACGTAACATCAAGTTTTCTAAAGGCGGCACAGGCGTATAGTCATAATCGATATAGCATTGACCAGCCTTTAGTACGTCTTTGGTATTGATTTCGGCATCAAACCAACATTCGCCATCAATAATGTAGCCATTGCTTTTTAGCTCACGGAACTTGGCATTAATGCCTTCGATAATGTCTTTAATCAGCGAGGCGTGCATAGGCTTATCCACTGCCCAAAAGTGACCATCCGCAATAGTGTCGGCCAAGACTTGTGCAGTGCGGGTGTAGTTTTCAAAGGCAAACAAGGGGTCAGATGAGCAAGTACGTGAACCCCAAAAGCGAAAGCCTTGTTGCTGAATGAGCGTAGTGACTTCATTGGCGTTAAGGTAGCCAGCATCGGTGTTGGGGTCTTGTAAGTCCCAAAATACATCTTTGCTAATGCCCATCACGCCATTCACTGGCACGTTGGATAAGGTTTTATGCCAGCCAACTTCTTGGTCAATTTTGGCACGTAAGCCGAGTGCATATGCCACTGAAGAAACTTCTTGCTCTAGAGCAACCGTTTCGGTGGTAGCCGACCCCGTGCCTTGATTACTCAAGCCCCAAAAGCCCAACATATCGCCTAAAACGGTTGAGTCATCCGCGACCGCTAAACTGGCGGCTGTGCCAATTAATGTGGTGCTTAAAGTAAAGCTGCCATCGGCATAGGTGAGGGTGACGGCACTAGAGCCAATCACGGTGTTGATGGCTGATTCAAGCTGCTGGGCAACATCGGCTAACGAGGTGACTTCGGAGAACTCCCAACCCGCGACTGTATAAGTTGTGCCATTAACATCTAAGGTTAAGTCTTCGATACCCAGTTCTTGCCATGTCAAAAGCTCAGTGGTTGCGGCATTGGCAGGCGACACTAATTGAGCAGGTGTACCATTGGCGACTTGGGTGAGTGACACAATGTTGGTGAAGTGTGGCCAAACAACCATCGCTTCACGCGCACCAAAATTATTGCGGTAGGCAACAGCTGCTTCTTTGTTGGCTGCACCATCGGCATAAAAATAGGCAAAGGCACGTAGTTTTTGTGAGATGCTGATTAGCTCATTAGCAACTGCTAAATTATCTAAATAGGGGACACCTAAAATGCGCGGCTTAACACCTACCTGAGACTGTGCGCTAAGTAAGGCTTTTAAACCTGTTTTTTGGCCGTTGGGCAATACTGTTCCCACTACATTGGCTGTGGTGGCAGCAGGGGAAGAGCCTTCTGCGACACGCACAATGACCATCACAGGTTTGGTATTGGCTTCAATGGCCTGTAAAACTTTGAGTAAAGTGCCTTGTGTCCCTGCTTTGGCAATGGCTTTGTAAATGTCGGTAACTAAGACAGGCCGATTTAAGGGGAAAAAGTCAGGGTCAGCATCGGCAGCGATGGCCACAAAGCCAATGATAGCCGTGCTGGGGGTACGAATTATGCGTGTGCCTTCGTTAATTTCGATAACGCGGACACCGTGATGATATTGGTCAGGCATGAGTTATGCTCCTGTTTGAAAATCATGTGTTATGTGTGAAAAAATCGTTTATTTTGATGAGGTATTACCAGTACACATTAGCAAAGCCATCGCCTCCATCGCCGCCCGCACCACCACCTGTCCCTGTACCGCCTCCACCACCACCGCCTCCTGAGCCAAGAGTCCCATTGCCGCCTGCTCCGACTGTAGGATG